ATAAAAGTTCTTTGTAAAGATCCTAAGGTAAAAATATTTCTAAAATATTGTAATTGATCAATACCACCTTCTTTAATTGCTGTATGTAATTGTTCTACATATTGTGCATAAGGATCTAACTCTGCAGCTGATTTAAAATCTTTTTTGTACTGTTCATAAATATTTTTTGCACGAGTTTTATTTTCTTCTATGGTGTCTCTTATAACTTTTTTAATTAAATCACCTTTTGCAACATCAGGATCGACTTGTAAAGTTTCATTTTTATTAAATAAAGAACCAAGATTTGCGTTTCTATTATCTATTTTTATTGCTATTGTATTTTCTCCAATACCAGGTACTTTTGTTAAATCATCAAAAAGAGTTTGTACGGCCTCGTATTGTGCACTTTCAAAGCCATTAGCAGTTGTCCTCGCTCTACCTAAAGCTTGAGCCAACTCTAAACCAAACTCTCTTCTATCTGCTATTGCAGCTCTATTGCCAACCTCAAAGGCATCATCTATAGTATTTTCAACCAAATCATTAAGGGTATCCAAAACTTTTTGTTCTTTAGTTAATAAAGCATTTCTAGCTATTTCTATTTGTTCATCAAGAGTTTCTTTGGTTGATTGAGAAATAAATTGTTCAAGCTCATTATCGGCAGCACCTATAGTTTTTGATAAATTACCAAATAATTCAGCAAAGTAATCTCTTTGATCGTTTAATCTTTTATTACCAAATACTGTTTCTGTAACGGCCTGTATTCTACCTGGTATTTCTCTACCTATAGTTTTTTGTCCAGGAACAAATTTAAACTCAGACATTCTTACTTTGCCTGTAGCTATAGCATCTTGTATTTCTTTTTCTGTTGCTTTCATACCTAAGTCTCTATCTAGTTCATAAATATCAGGTGCATTTCTACCTTTGTTTATTTGCTCTAACATACGGCCTTCATCTATTGGTGTTCTTTTACCAAGAGTTGCAATATAAGCAGCACCTACTAATTCACCAACACCTTGTCCTACACCACCTAACAAAGCCTCTTGTTTTAGTAAATTAGCTATTTCGCTTGTATTTTGTAGCTGCACACCTCTTAGTAATTCAGCGTATTCTTCAACACCTTTACCGCCTGCAGATCCAATTGAAGCACCAACCATTCTGCCAAATCTAGGGGTATTTTTGAAAAACTCTAATACTCTACTACCTGGTCGCATCATACCAATAGCACCAGCTATAGGGCCAGCCAC